AATGCTTGCAAACGTCACGCTGTGCAACGTCTCGCGTCGCCTAAGCGACGCAGCGAACACGCCAATAGATAGACTCGGATCGACGCCAGCAAGCTCTTGTGCGTTCTGCTCGACTAGCTCCTTGCGATGCGCCAAGACCATGACGCGAAAATGCGGACAAACATCGAGCCATTGATGCACAAGCAACGCCATCACAAGCGACTTGCCCGCCCCTGTCGGTAGAACGATACAAGGGTTGTCGTCACGTTCGCGCAGTGCCGCGTTCACAGCGTCGAGCGCCTCCTGTTGGTATGGTCTAGGTGTTAGCATTGGTCGAACCCTAGTGATTCATAAACTTCATCCCATACCATCTTTTCAAAGTGTGGATTGTTTTTGACCAGCCTATTATACCTAGACCGCAACTTTAAATGCTTACGCCTAATGTAGTCAGTTGGCGCTGGTATTGTGCATCCTCCGAGTCCAGATCCGCCGAGCGTGACAATCGTTTCAATGTCATAAACTTTTTTGGACATTGTTTTGTATTTATAATACTGTTTTCTTTTCATAATAATAATAATGCCGCAGATATACCGCTGCGGCGCCGGGTTGCTTTGTTGGTTGCTTACTCGTCCCACGCGGCAAATGCTCGCGCTTCTTGTGGCGTCCAGCATCTAGCCGCTGCCCTCGGCGAGTAACGCTCTGCCGCTTTCAGTTGCTGGTCGTCGATCTTTGCTTGATGCGCGTCCGGCTTTGCAGCTTTTTGTTGTGCTTCGTCTTGTGCCATAGCGATCAGTCCCAAGGTTGCTTTTTAACGGCTGCGGCTGGTGCTGCTTGCGGAGTCGGTGCGGCTTTCGGCGTTTCCGCTTTGCTTGCATCGTAGCCATCAAGTGCCATGTACTTCTTAATCTGATTGCGCTCCTTGTCTTTCTTGTCGAATCCGACGCGCACGACAAGATTTTGCCCGATCAACTCATCAGTGTCGGTCGCCGTAGGTTTGCCAATAGCAAGTCGCAGCGAATGAAATTCGCGTTGCCCGATGTCTTGCGCCTTTTGATTCTCATGCTGCAGCGTGAACCATGCAAAGAGCTTGCGTCCCTTTTGCGATTTGTCAGCTACGTGACCGAGAACGGATAGCGTAGTATTGCAACCGACGCCTTTGCCGTTTGCTGTGTTCTTCACCTCAGCTTTTTCGATTTCAACATAGTAGTCGCCCTCCGGAAGTGGAGAGTTGTCAAACTCTGGTTGCTCTTCGTATGCGGACGCGTCAAAGCCGCCCATGATTTGTGATATATCTGCCATAGTATTATTTTCCTCTGATGTTATTATTTGGTTGTTGATTGCGCGGCTTCTGCTGCCGCATTAGTGAAAGCTTCCCATTCCAATGGTAACTTGTAAGGCAGACGCCCGTAAACGCCACGCCCGCCGCCAGGATGTCCCGGACGCTTCTGTGTAAACAAATAGCGCGCGCCAGTTAAGTCTTTGCCGATTTTCTTTTCCTTGTTGAAACCGACTTCCTCGCTTTTGACGATGGTTTCAGAGTTAGCAAAAAGAATCGAATCCGCCCAGCGTTGTAATTTTAGTTGGATCCGTTCGTTTAGATCGAATTGATATTGATCGAAGCTTGCGCCAAGCGGATCGTCGAACCGCTTGACTTTGACGTGTCCAATCAGAATCACGCTGATGCCTTTCGAACGTAGTCGGTCCAGACCTTCCATCAAGTCGCCCATTTTATTAGCGGCTGCCGTGTATCCCTTGCCGAATCCTTTGTCGTATTTTTCGATCGAATCGACATTATCTTCATCGCATAGCTTCGCCCAAATGACCGGCTCAAGCGCAGATACAGAATCAATAATGAACGTGCGATATTCGTGATCTTCTTTGATGAGAGTCGTCACCGCACTGAGAACGTCGTCAAACGTCTCAGCACGCGGAAACTTCGCAACGTCCAAATCGTCCACACCTTCCTCGCCTTTTACCGGCAGGAAAATCGGATTGTCAGCTCCAGCGGCAAATGTTGATTTGCCGATCTTCTCGACGCCTAGTAATACGATGCGCGGCGCTTTGTGTTCAACGCCTTTTTTGATTGATGATAGGTCGAAACTCATAGCGATGCCCCCCGTTTGTCTTGCACGATGTTTACTTGCGGAATTTCTCCGCGATTTGAATTGATGAAGATTTGAAACGCCCGAACGCCGTGATCGCGCTCAAGCTGTTCGATGATATCCTCGATTTCTTCCTCCGCTGCGCGGATTGCTTCTCGTTTGTCTGTCATGTTATTTTCCTCCTGTTGTTTATTTGTCTTTAACGAAAACGCCATCGACCATTTTGCCGGTGCGCTGTGAAATTACGTTGTATGCCATCGACAAGCATTCTTCGAAAGGCACGCCGATGATTTCCGAAAGCAGGATCAGCACTACTGTGCAATCTCCGATCGCGTCGATTTTCTCGTCGCGCTCGTTATTGCAAACAGCGTCTACAAGCTCTTCGACTTCTTCGATGAGCTTATCAAGTTGCCTACGTTCGGTCGCTTTGCCATTCGGCCCGATGATTCCTTTGTCGATGCCCCAGGCACGGACGTTGTTGATTGTATCTTGTATCATATTTTTATTGGTTGTTGTCTTGTCTGATTTCGGCTTTTTCGCCGTAGATTATTACGCAGCAGTGCGGCCTAAACTCGGCTGCTGTCCAGCCGTTGCCTTCTTGCGTCGCGTCCGGGTTGCTCATCGGCACTGCGTATCGTGATTCAAATTCATCGCGCACGTCATCGACTGCGCCCTTCCAAACAGTCTCGACGTTATCAAGCGCGACGGAATAGCGTGCCTCTAGATTGTGCAACGTGTCTTTCTTTTTTGCGTTTGGTAGCTCGACCAAATCGCGCGGCAGTGTCATCAAGTCGTGACTGCTGTATTGCCCGGCGTCGCGGTCGTTGCCATGATGCCAGACAGTGCCGTCGTCGCTTGTAAACTCGATTACTGCGCTGCCGTCTTTGTTTTCAAATGAATCGGTCGGCTCGGCAAATCCAACGAGCGCAGGAATGAACAAATGGTCTTTGCATGGCGTGCCGTTTGTCACGAATCCGGTTTTATCGCAAGTCCATGTCCCGTTTTCTGTCGGTGTTGAATACGTGCAATTGCGGCAATGTAGTGCCGGCACTGGAACGGCGACATCTTCGCTTGTTCCGTGACATAGCTCGCGAGCTTCGCAAAATAAGCACGCCCATGAGTCCGGTCGGTCGCTGATCCGTTCCGGCGGCGTTGTCGCGTTGATGATACTTTGTGCTTTGTCGATATAAGACTGCGCACGCTTGCTGTCGTAGCGCACACGCTCGGTATAAAGCGCGTCCGTGTCTTTGTTCACAACCATGTACAAAGCGCGCTTCAAGCCAGTGAGGTGCATATAAACTTGCATCTGCGCGTAATGCTGTGGCTTGTCTTTTTCGACGCCGTCGCGCTCGGTCTTGGCAAATGATTTTGCCGACGCGGTTTTCATTTCGAGTAGATGCCACGTTTTCGGCGCTTCTGGTATGCCTAGCGCGGCACCATCCGTGTGGCCTTTGAAATGCCCGTCGCAAGCGATGACCTCAAACTGATTTCCGTCAGCGTCGAACTCATGGACCTCGCAACCTATGCCGCGCAACTCTTCGCAGAAGGTCGCTTCTTCTCGGTGGCCTCTGTTGAATAGGCGGTAGAGTCGCCCGTCAAAGTTCGGCTTTGAGCATTTGCGGAAATCATACCATAGGCTTCTGGCGCACTCTTTGCCGATGCTCGACGCGCCTAAGTAGCCTCTTTGCGGCTCGCTTGATCCGCGCTGTTTCCAGTATTTTTCAATCGCGGTTACTGTTGCCGATTTGGTCGGCAAGACCTTCGATAAGTCTGTCATAATAATAATAATGTGTTACACCCGAAAAGCCCGACGCGCGAACGTCGGGCTGTGGTTTCGAGTTGGTGGTGTGCTAGGCTTTAATAAATCCGTCGTTTATATCCGCTTGCAACATCTTAGCTCGCTTGATCGCAGTTTGCTTCGATACCCATGATCGGCTGTTGAATACATTGCCGCCATTAATTTTAGCTGCGGCAAAAAGACCGGCGTTATTTTTTACGATCATGGTGTTTTCTGTGATGATTTCGTTTTTCATAATAATAATTTCTAATGTTACTTCGTCGCGGTTGTCGCTTCGATACAAATCACAGTAGACAAGTGACTGCACTTGTCAATACATGATTTAAACTTTTTTCGCTTTAAATTTAGGACCGCCCAAACGCACCGCCCAATACATTTTATTGCGCTTCCATTTGCTTACGCCGCAAACCTGCATCGCCTCGCGGAAAACCTTTGCCGCCGCGATGTAATCAATCGGCGATTCGCCGCGATGCCCTAGCACGCAAAAGTAGTCATGCACGACGGCGGCCTCAAGATACTGCCCGAATGGAGGATATATGCGCCACAATAAGCGCGG